GATCTCCTCACGCTGGCGGCGGACGCCTCGCCGGCAACCTGGGCGAACATGGCGGGCCTCTCGGACACCCAGACGCCGGGCGCCGGCTCCGTTCTGGTCTTCAACATGACGACCCAGCTCGAGAGCGCCGGCGCCGACTCGGCGAACGACTTCCGCTTCGCGGTCGACGGCACACGAGACGGCCCGCAACTCTCCGACCAGAACGACGCGATCGACGAGATCAACGGCGTCGCGATGATCTGGGCCGCCGATGACATCACCGGCGCGAGCCACACGTTCTCGGTCCAGTGGCAGCAACGAGTCGCGACGCCGGACATGGACGAGACGCGCGAGCGGATCTTCCAGGTCATCGAGATCTCCGCCGACGCCGACCTCCTGGTCGATGTCGAGTCGGTCACGGCGGACGCGGCGGCGGCCAGTTACACCGACCAGACCGACATGATCGGGAGCCCGAACATCGACTCGCTCGACTCGATCGCCCTGGTCTTCTGGAACTACTCGATGCTCGCCGACGACGGCGTCCACGACGTCGTGTTCGTTCGCCTTGAGATCGACGGCGTCCAGGAGGGCGCCGAGATGTCGGTCTTCAAGGACGGCGTCGATCTGATCCCCGGCTCCCTCATGGCGCGCGCCGTGAGCGGCGAGGCCGGGATCACCGACTTCGCCGGCCAGTGGATCGACGACGAGAACAACGGCGAAACAGACACGGCCAGGCCGCGGACCTTCCAGGTCATCGACCTCGTCGCCGCGGCGGCTGCCAACATGGCCGGGACGATCGACATGACGCTCACGCCAGCGGCAACGGTCCAGGCGAACGGCGAGCTCGGCGGAGCGGCCGACCTCGTGCTCACCCCAGCGGGCGCGCTTCAAGCCCAGGGCGAGCTCGCCGGATCCGCGGATCTGGTTCTCGACGCGGCGGGCGCGATCCAGGCCGACGGCCAGCTCGCCGGATCCGCGGACCTCACGCTCATCCCGTCGGGGACGATCCAGGCCCGAGGCCAGCTCGCCGGATCGGCGAACCTGGTCATCACGCCGGCGGGGATCTTGACCGCCCTCGGCGAGCTCATCGGCTCGACCGCGCTCGTGTTGACACCGGCCGGGAACCTGGTCGGGAGGTCGGAGATCGCCGGCGCCGTGAACCTGGTCATCACGCCAGCCGGCGCGATCCAGGCGACCGGAGCCCTCGCCGGCTCGGCCGACTTGCTCCTCACCCCAGCGGCGACGATCGAGGCGATCGGCGCGCTCCTCGGATCCGCGGCCCTCATCTTGACCCCAGCCGGCAACCTCCAGGCGACGGGCGCGCTCTCGGGCGCGGTCGCGCTTCTTCTCACGCCCGCCGGCGCGCTCCAGGCCCGCGGCGAACTCACCGGGACGGCCGCCCTCATCTTGACCCCAGCCGGCAACCTGGTCGACGCCGCCGCCGGCAACATAGCCGGCTCGGTCGACATGGTTCTCACGGCGACCGGGACCCTCGCCGGCCTGGCCGCTCTCGCTGGCGCGACGACGATCACGCTCACGCCCTCGGGGACGCTCCAGGCGACGGGCGGGCTCCTGGGGACCTCGAGCCTCTCGTTGACGCTCGCCGGCAACCTGGCGGCCCTGGGCGAGCTCCTGGGCTCTTCCGACCTCATTCTCACGCCAGCCGGGACCCTGGCCGGCCTCGGCCAGCTCTCCGGATCCGCCGACCTGGTCCTCGACGCGGCCGGCGCCCTGGGAGGCGGCGGAGGGATCTCCGGGACGGTCCCGCTCACCCTTGACGCGGCCGGCGCCATTCTTGCGCGCGGCGCGCTCTCCGGCGGCCTCACGATGATCTTGACGCCTTCCGGGACTATCCGGGCCGACGCCTCGATCGCCGGCGGCGTCGCCCTGGTCTTCGACCTGGCCGGCAAGCTCCTCCAGGTCGGCGACCTCTCGGGCTCGGTCGACATGACGATCGACGCGGCCGGGAACATCCTCGGCCTCGGCGAGCTCGCGGGATCCGCGGACCTGGCGATCACGGCCGCCGGCAACCTGGGCGCCCAGGGCAACCTCGCCGGCTCCGCCCAGCTCACGCTCGACGCCGACGGGACGCTCCGCGCGGTCGGCGAACTCCAGGGCCTCGCCCAGCTCGCCTTCGTGTTGACGGGGACGATGTTCGACCAGGCCGCGCGACGGATCCCGAACTCGGTTCAATCGTTTCTGGTATTTTTGCAGAACAGCCGGCAAGATCTCAGCGCCGGCCAGCTCAACTCGGACCAGTCGCTCACGTCTGGCCGGACGAACTCGGAACAGTAGGAGGACATCATGGCGTCATGCGACACCGACTTCGCGGGAGACTGTATCGCCAGGAAGCGCGGCGACACCGCGCCGGACAAGATCACGGTCCTCGATCCGGAGACCTCCCCAGTGGTCCCGCTCGACGTGACCGGCTTCTCGTTCAAGATGACCGTCAACACCGAACGCGATCCGGATCCAGTCGGGCCGCCGATCATCGGGACCGAGCTCGTCTCGATCGCCGGGACCCTCATCGACGCGCCGAACGGCGTCGTCGAGTTCCCCTGGAGTCCAGGCGACGCCGACCAGGTCCCCGAGGATTACTTCTACGACATCCAGCAAACGGACACCGCCGGGAAGATCCTCACGATCGCGAAAGAGGAGTATAAATTCCAGCAGGACCTCACGAAGTAAGGGGACGACATGGCGATCCAGTTCATCATCGAAGACGGAACCGGGAAGGACGACGCGACGGCCTACGCCGACCTCGAGGCGGCCGACCAGTATCTCGAGAACTCCGACCGGAAGACGGCCTGGAGGGTCTTCTCCTCGAAGGAGCGCCAGGCGGCCCTCATCCAGGGCGCGGACTACATCGACCAGACCTTCCGCAACCGCTACAAGGGCCAGCGATTCTCGAGCGACCAGCGGCTCGAGTGGCCGCGGATCCAGGTCCGCGACGAGCTCGGTCATCTCACCGAGCCGGATCCAGGGACCGTCGGGAGCATCCCCGAGGAGATCCCGAACGCCTCGATCGAGTACGCCCTCGAGGCCGCGAGCTCGCCGCTCGCGCCGACGCCGGTCATCGACGAGACGGGCCGGACGGTCATCTCGAAGCGCGAGAAGGTCGACGTCCTCGAGGAGTCGACGCAATACCGCGACGTGGCGACGCCGAAGTTCCGGAAGTATCCGCGGGCCGAGCTCGTCCTTCGGCGCTGGCTCAAGCGCGCGACCGCGGGCCTCACCCTCCGGGCCGGATGACATGGCGCTCGAAGACACCGCCCTCCGCCTGATCCGGAAGTTCGGAGAGGACCGCCAGGTCCAGCTCCGGATCCCGAACACCGCGCCGGCGGACCCGACGAAGCCCTGGGACGTGGATCCGACCGCGACCGAGACCGTCGTCCAGGCGCCGGCCGTCGTCGTCCCGATCCGCCGCTCGATGATCGACGGGAACTCGGTCCGCCAGGGCGACGAGACCGTCCTCATCGCGGCGCTCTCCCTGGGCTCGACGATCCCGACGACCGCCGACAAGATCTTCGACGAGGGGATCGAGAAGAACATCATCTCGCTCGATCGGATCCGCCCAGGGAAGACCGACTTCCTCTACAAGCTCCAGGTCCGGGCGCCGTAGTGGCGACGAAGCCCTTCAACGCCGGGGAGATCTCCCGCCAGCTCGAGGTCGAGCTCTTCGACGACATGGGCGAGACCGCCTTCGCGATCTTGCGGAACCTGGTCTCGAGGTCGCCAGTCGGGAACCCGACGAACTGGCAGAACCCGAACTCGGCCCCGCCCGGCTACGTCGGCGGGAACTTCCGGCGGAACTGGATCGTCTCGATCGGCGCGATCTCGACGACCGTCCTCGAGGGCGCCGGCGCCTCGGCCGCCGTTCCCCTGGCCGAAGGCCTGGCGAAGATCGAGTCGTTCAAGACGAGCAAGGCCGCGAGCCTCATCATCCAGAATAATGTCCCCTACGCGAACCGGCTCGCGCTCGGCCACTCGACGCTCGCCGAGTTCCCCTGGGTCGACGAGGAGATCGACAACGGTCTCGACGTCCCCGGCGGCGTGAAGGATCTCGACTAGATGGGCGCAACGACACGAACCCCGGCCCAGTTCCGCGACGTCGTTCGGACGGCGTTCGGGAGTCACTGGACGGGCGCCGGCGAAGACCTCGAGAAGGTCGCCTGGGACAACCTCGACTTCGATCCCGCGGGGCTTGACGACTATGTTCACCTGGGGCTCGCCCACTCGACGGGCGAGCTCGCGAGCCTCGGCGCGGGGAACACGATCCAGACGCGGAAGGTCGCAGTATTCGCGGCCCAGCTCTTCGTCCGGCATAATACCGGCCAGGCGCGAGCGGACGCCCTGGCGGAAGTTCTTCTCGACTTCGTCGAGTCGACTCACCTCACGGGGATCCGCTTCCGCGACCAGACGATGACGGACAACGGGAGGATCGAGCAATACTTCCAGGCGACCGTCACCGCTCTCGTCGAGTACGATGCTTTTCGGTCCGTGTGAGACGGCCTCAACTTAGGAGAAGACCGCCATGTCTGACACGAACCGAGTCGGGCTTCGATTTTTCCGAAGCTCCCAGAGGACGGCGCCGATCCCTGGCGGACCGTTTGACCTCAACCAGCTCCGCTTCACCGGGACGCCGAACCTCGCCTTCGTCCCGAACACGATCGTCTCGAACGAGATCCGGCCCGATCGCCAGATCGCCGACCTCATCCTTGTCGGGGCCGAAGCCGGCGGCGACACGGGGATCGAGCTCTCGTTCGAGGCGTTCGACGCCCTGATCGAGGACGCCCTCTTCTCGACCTTCCAGTCGACGATCCAGAAGCTCGGGACCGGCGAGATCACCGCCTTCGGCGTCGGGACGATCGACGTCGATGACGGCGGCGACTTCATCGTCGGCCAGGTCATCCGCCTCCAGAAGCTCGCGACGGGCGACATCGGCGACGGGATCTTCGAGATCACGTCGATCCTCGTGAACGTCCTCACGGTCAACCCGCTCGCGGGAACCTTGACGAACGCGATCCTCGGGACGGAGACGGCCGACGCGGACACCCGGATCAACGTCACGGGCTTCGCCGCCCAGGGCGTCGGCGACATCTCGCTCGTCGTCACCGGCCCGAACGCGGTCTTCACCTTCCCGGCCGGCGCTCTCGACAACGCCTTCGGCCCAGCTCTTCCGATCACGATCGGCGCCTGGTTCAAGTTCGCCGATTTTGCGACCGCCGAGAACAACGTCTGGATCCGGGCGCGCGAGGTCGACCTCGCGGCCGACACGATCACCGCGGACTCACAGACCGGCATGGTCACGGACGCCGCGGCGGCCGAACAAGTCCAGGCCTTCTACGGGTCGCGAGTCGAGAACGGCGCCGAGTCGATCGACGTCCACCAGAACGCGGTCGAGCGGCGCTTCGAGGATCACTCCCCGATCACCCGCGAGCTCTTCCTCGGGATGGCGCTCAACAACTTCAACATCACGCTCGCGCCCCAGGCGATCGCCGTCGGGAGCTTGACCTGGTTCGGCTTCAACTCGGCCGTCTCGGACAACTCCCCGACCTACCCGGAGCTCTACGCGAACCTCCCGAACGACATCGGGGCGGAGGAGTTCGACGTCTACAACACGAGCTCGGACATCGGCCGGCTCGGCCGAGGGTCGGATCCGGTCGACGCCGCGGGCGAGAACTTCGTCCTCGAGGCGACGATCGAGATCAACAACAACCTCCGGCGCCAGCCGGCGGTCGGCGTGTTCGGGGCGAGCGGGATCGGCGTCGGGGAGTTCTCCGTCACGGGGACGCTCTCGACCTACTTCGACAACGACGAGATCCTCCAGATCATCCTCACGAACGAGGAGACCTCGCTCGATCTCATCACCCAGGGAGGGGACGGTCGCTCGATGATCTTCGACCTCCCTCGGATCAAGTTCTCCGGAGGAGCGCCGGATGTCCCAGGCAAGAACGCGGACGTCACGATCCCCGGAACCTACCAGGCAATACTCGACCAGACGTTCGGCTACACCATGAGCGCCCAGCGCGTGAACTTCGCCCGGTAGTTCATCAACGACAACCGGGTCCTCGAGGCCCAGGAGGAAGACCGTGAGAGTCTACGAGGCCTTTGAGACATCGGAACGACTGATTAGTGAGGGGCGAGAGTGCGAGATCGAGTTCGGCGGGAAAGTCATCGCGAAGGTCACGGTCCGGCCGGCCGACGGCGCGCTCAACTCGGATTACCGTCGGGAGATGGCCGAGCTCGCGGTCGGGATCAAGGCGAACGGCCTCGACGCGATCGACGACGACCTGGACCGGGAGATGCTCTGGAAGCTCTACGCCCGCGCCGTGATCGTCGGCTGGGAGTGGACCGACCCGAAGGACCGCAAGGATCCGAAGCTCAAGTTCTCCGAGAAGAACGCGATCGAGCTCTTCCGGCGCGTCCCGAAGTTCTTCCAGGGGATCCAGCGCGTCGCCCTGGTCTGGACGAACTACCGCGCCGAACACGAAGAGGAAGCGGCGGGAAACTTGTAGAGGTCCTCGATCACACGCTCCGGGTCGGGGAGGCGGATGTCTCGGACAAGATCATCGCCGCCTACAAGGAGCGAGGCCTCACGCCTCCAGGACATCTCGAGGCGCCGCCCGAGATCGACCCGCGCTTCCTGGTCTACTGGGAGGCGTTCCGCGATCTCCAGGGCGAGCGACGAACCTCTCGGGGCCCGATCCCGATCGGGGCGATCCTGGACTACTGCGAGGCCTACGGGCTCAACCCGGACACCATGAAGCGGATCGTCTGGACCGTCGACAAGGTCCTCGTCGATCACTGGAAGAGCGTCGACGAGTCGGAGAAGCGCCAGGAGAAGCTCCGGAAGCCGGCGATCGCGGGAGGTAGTCGATGACCGACCGGACGATCCGCGTCGTCCTGGACTCCTCCGGCGTCACCCGAGGAGCTCGAGGCGCGCGCGGGGCCTTGAGCGGAGTCCAGAAGCAGACCGGCCTCGTCGCGAACGGCTTCCGCCAGGCGGCGAACGCCGCGAAGGGGCTCTTCGCCGTCCTCGGCGCCCGTGAGCTCATCCGGACCGCGAACACCTTCCAGCAGCTCCAGAACTCGCTCCGCGTCGTCACCGACTCGACCGAGGAGCTCAACGCCGCGAACACGCGGCTCTTCGAGATCGCCACGGCGACCCGGACACCGATCGAGGCGATCGTCACGCTCTTCTCGAGGGCGTCGATCGCCGCCGAGGAGCTCGGCGCCAGCCAGGAGGACCTCTTCAAGCTCACCGAGATCACCGGCCAGGCGCTCGCCGTCCAGGGCGGCTCGGCCCAGGAAGCCTCGGGCGCGCTCCGCCAGCTCTCCCAGTCCTTCTCGTCCGGCGTCGTCCGGGCCGAGGAGTTCAACTCGATCCTCGAGGGCGCCTTCCCGCTCGCCCAGGCCGCGGCCCGCGGCTTCGACGAGGCCGGCGGATCCGTCGGGAAGCTCCGGAACCTGGTCGTCGAGGGCAAGGTCTCGAGCGAGGAGTTCTTCCGCGCGATCCTCGCCGGCGGCGAGGTCCTCGAGGAGCAATTCGGCCAGGCGATCCCGACGGTCTCCCAGGCGCTCACGAACCTCAACACGTCCTTCATCGGCTTCATCGGCCAGCTCGACGACGCCGGCGGCTTCTCGATG